CTATGATAAGTTTATTCATACGACTACTCCTTCGACCCGGTGATAACTACAATTGCATTAGCAACTGACTTATTCAAGGTTGCCGCAATGGTCACCTCTATCCACCATCTACCCGTACTCATCGTGAAGCAGTTCGTGTTAGAAGAAAGATCAAGGGTGCTTGCTGATGCAGACGAAGGAACCATGCTGTTAGCGTAAGTCCCTGTGTTGGAAGTTCCGACAACTTTCCAGAACTTCACTGCACCCGCTGCATTGCCAGACCCGCCGGATGTAATATTCATAGGTGCAAGGCAGGCAACGGCAGTTCTTGCATCGACCTGAAACACCTTTGAATTCACAGCCTGTGCAAGCGTAGTGTTATCGAACGCGAAGTGACAATCTCTTCCTTCGCGGACGGAGCAACTACTGGAGGTCGTATCCGGCCCTGTACGCAAGGGAGTAGTACCTGAACCATCTACGGCCAAGGACTCCAATGGGAACAGCACTATAGCGAGCAGCACTGTTAAAATTTTAAACATCTTCATGTCTCACTCTCCGGTCATGGAACTGAAGGGGCACCCGAAGGTGCCCCCAGTGGATTATTGGAGCGCGCCAGACTTACCATTGTCAGCCATCGTATAGGTAAACACGAAAGAAACAGTACCCGTAGGAGAGCCTGCATTCGCGTCTATGTAGACCTGAGCATTTTCGGTCGTTCCACCAGCAACAACAAGGGCACCAGCAGCACCGGTAATTGTCCCCTTTGTATGTGTCGGAGCGCCCACAAAGAAACCATTCGGATCCCCAGAAGTACCAATATCAACAGTGTCACTTGCCGTACCAGCAACTGTGCAAACAACTTGAATCGGAATAGCGCCCTTGGGCAGAACGAACAACTCACCGGCAGTTGCACTTGCTCCGATTCGCATCCTTGCAGCATCTCCGCCAGCAGCTTGGGCAGAATCTCCCGAAACAATTACTGACATAGTAAGTACGCCGGGAGAAACGACTCCCTTGCTTCCTCCGCCATAAGATCTGGTGACTCCGCCAAATGTAGTAGTAGCCATTTTGTATTACCTCGATGTACGCATCTACCTCGCCAGTCCGCGTACTGTCTGATTAAGTCTGACGAGTTTGGTCAAAAGAAAAGGCGGGGACCCGAAGGCCCCCGCCCGACTTACTAAGCAGCGCCAGAAGATCCGTAGATCCCGAGAGGATCGCTGACTCCGAAGGAGTAGCGTTCCCGTGCCTTGTACCGCACGTTCCCGGTATCGAAGTCACCGTCCATGCTCGTCTGGAGAGGCGTTCGGTTGAACCCCTTCATACCATTCGGGACATCGGTGATAATGAACCAGTCGTCACTAGAAGTGAGGAAGTGATTCACGGTCCAACCTTCCGGAATTGCACCATTGGTCCGAAGGGCATTCAGGTCATTGTCTGCCGTTCCAGCACGAAGCTGCGACTCAAGCACTCGGGTCGCAACGAACTGGTTGGCAGGAGCAATGATCAGCTTCTTCGGACGCGCAGCCATCAGGAGTCCACGCTGGTCGCGAAATGCAGCGATATCAATCACTGCCTGCTCAAGCGAAGTCTCATTCAGGTCAGACTGAACAGTCGGTCGGTTTGAATTCGCGCCACCGTCCACACGGACATGATCCGTTGCGCACAGAGCCTTATCATCACCAGCCTTGAAGTTCGTCGTCGCAAAGGCATTGTTCAGAGGGAACGCAGCCTTTACCTGCTTGGTATAGGCCATGCTTCGAGCCAGGGCCTTTGTGTAGCGGGAGGAAAGCGAATCGTAGAGATTGTCTTCGACAGCCTCTTCGGTGATCGCAAAACCCATCGCTACGGTTTCGTGGTTGTAACGAGCCGTGAAGACTTCCTGTGCGGTATCGTAACCGATAGCCGAACCCTCAGACTTCACCGAAGCTTCACCGAAACCCGAGAGCTGGACTTCTTCTTCAAATGCACGGTCAGAAGATTCCATATCATAGATTTCAGTAGACTCATTCTCGTATGTCTTGTACTCCAACCCAAACAAGGCATTCAAGCCAGGAAGGAGTTCTTTCATCATTTGCGCTCTAGAGATAGCCATGATTTATTACTCCTCTCCCTAGCTGTTCCAGATGCTTGCGAGCGGGGCGAACGAAACCAGGAGGTCAGGAGTAGAACTGCTTTCGTTCTCTCCGTTCTTGATCACGCCACGAATAAATACTCCACCCGCTGCATCGGGAGAGCTGCTATTCGCAACAACCCAGCCAGAATTCCCGGTAACGGTACTTCCGCTACCAACAACAAGCTGATTCTGAACACCAATCTGATCCTGCGCCCAGGAAGCATTTCCCTGAACCCGAATCAAGACATTCGGATCAGTACAAATGAATGCATAAGCATCAGTGTTCCCGGCATTTCCCGGATAATACTGTGACCACTTGAGGTCACCACTTGCATCAGTGTATCGACATCCAACAAAGAAGCCGATAGTCGCATCTGCACTGTCATCGCCTTGAGGCACACCGCTGGAAACAATCACGTTACCAGAGCTAAGCTCACAGCAATCACCATTGAAGATGTTTGTTGCATATGCATCGGCAATGCGCATCTCAGAAAAGCCGCCGGTATTGTAACCATCGCCTTCCTTGCCTGCTCGTCGCAATCCATAAGCCATTTCATTATCTCCTCACCATCAGGCGTCGGCCTGATTAGGAGTCCTTCTCCTAAGAACCGTCGCCAAATGTAACGCGAGTGCTTCGCTCCGAAGGGAGCAGCGGCATCCGCGCATCTTGTTCTCGCAAATAACTATTTTCCACAGCCTCGATCTGTGTATTGGAAAGGTGCTGCTGGTACGCTCTCTTCTGCTCAAGAATTTCATTGGGCATCTTGCAGAGCATCAGACCGCCAATCACAACATTCCCCTCGAATCGAGTATCGATATCGGGGAGGATCTTGAGTTCGGGATGGTCTTCGAGCCTCACCGGCTCCCAGCCTTCTCGCATCTTCGCAGATACATTTGCGTTGTCCGCTTCGCCCCGCATCGCTGTACGGATCCATCGAAACGAATAACCCTCCTGAGGATCAGGATCAGGGAGGATTGTGGGTGGAGTCCAGGTCACGGGACGCTTCTCAGCTTCTCGATCACCCAGCTCCCTACTCATTCGCGTGTCCTTACCTTCGGTAGCATTCTCGTCGTTAGACATTTGACTTCTCCAGTTCTAGGACTTGCCGGGCGTATTGCTCCGGCGTAACACCAAGCCGCTTTGCGAGGGCGACCTGCGTGGCCGTTAGCTGTACTTTTCTCTGCGCGCTACCAGTGCTTGCCCTTTGCGCTGGCGCTACGACGACTGACCTTCTCTGAACCTCCTGCTGACGGCTTGGTTCAACCTGGGTTGAAGCCGGTTCATCGAATTTCTCAGGGAATCTCTCCCTAATCTTGCTGTCAATCTTTCCGTAGTATTCGTCCGAAGACGGATCTACTTTCTCATCTGTAACAAGTGTTTCATGGACAGCTTGCGCATAAGCTGTCATCTCCCTATCAGAACCGAACCATTCATTCCGAGATGCCCATTCCTGCGCTTTCTGGTCGGGCTTCTTTTGCGGAACTTGCGGCTGCGGTGCGGGCATGGGTCGTGCCTGAGCGGCCTGATCTGTTACGGGAGCGTACTCTTCTGCTTTCTTTGATTCGTAAGAAGCATGTGACAATGCTTCCTGCGCATCAACAATCGAATCGGTATCTCCGGATTCAATCGCTGAGCGATACTGATCTTTGGCTCTATCTACATCAGAAGTCGCCCTAGCCTTAACCTCGTCGATCAGCATCTTCTCTCCTTGGTTAAGAAGATTTCTAAGATCCTGATTCTCCTTGGCCACTTGCTGGGCGTACTTGACAGCCTCGGATTGCATCCTCAGATGTGTCTCCTTGGCCCTTCTTTCCTGATGGTACTGATACTTCAGCTTATTGATGCGTTTCTCTACGGGATGTGATGAATCATCCGCGTCTACGTCGCCACCGGAAACAGGCTTACCCCTGTCGGCTTCGGGAACGTCGTCAACGATTTGAACTTCAACTCCAGAGTCATCGGGAGCTTGCTCATCATGCGTATAGATTTCATTACTCATGCTGCTTTCACCACCCCTCTTGGATCCGAAATGACAGCCTCTACCGTATCGTCGTTAATGAGCCTGAACTCCTGACCGCCTACCTTCATTCGAGTTCCGGAATAGGATCTCATAATCACGTAGTCACCCACCTCACACCATGGGCCTGTCGGGAACTTAGCCTCATCTTTGTACGCAAGGTCACCAGTCTTAATGACGAGTCCCACAATTCCACCCACTTCCTCCATTTGAATGGCATCGGTAGGCTTGTAGATCCCGCCCTCAGTCTTTGATGAAACCTTTGGTAGAGCGATGAGCATCTTCCAACCTTTCGGGTCCGGAAGATTATCTCCAATCTCCTTCAAAATACTCTGATAGTCCTGAGCTTCATGATCGATTTCGATCAGAGCCTCTGTCATCTCTTCCCCTTTGCAGTGGATTTAAGGAGTCCACAGTTCTCCTGCGCCCTATGTGGGCGAAGCATCAGCTAATGCTGAAGTTACCTTCTGCCAGTACCACCCATCGGTGATCCGGGTCCAAATCTTCCGCCCCTCCGCCTGGGCTTCTGTCTATTGACAACACCCGTCGAAATGGGCCTTCCCTTGCCAGACATCATCTGCTCTATGTCCTGAGCTGTCCATGGCCTTGAGACATTATCATGAGTGATCTTCGGCTCTTGCGGGGCCACCTTGATTGGCCGTGACGAAGGGGCTGGCTCCGGAACAAAGCTCTTCCGCTTGGGTGCCGATCCTGCCGCCACCGCCGCCTTCGCAGTGGACGCCATTGGATCAGGTCTGGGCATATCGCCGCCAGACATCATCGAGGGTGCGGGTGCCTTCGGCTCTACGGGATTCCTCTTCTTCCACGATGAATCCAAGGCACCACCGGGACCCCTGTACAGATCCGGGTGTGCGGCCTTATGGGCATCGTACTTCTCCTGATAGTCAGCCTTACCCTGAGCAGACATACCCCTTCTGCCCTGTCCATGCCTCTTCAGCATGTTCGTCGCCTTGCGCTCCTCGTTATAAAGAGAACTCATCCTCATGGGCTTAGCAGGCTTCTTCGCCTTTGCTTTGGCTTTCGGCTTCTTCTTGCCAGTAATCTTGTCGATGATTCCGCCCAGCGCATAGCCCTTCGCTGCCTTCTTACGAGCAACCTTCTTGGCAGCAGACTTCTTCCGTGCAGCCTTCTTTGTGGGCTTCCTACGTGCAGCCTTCTTTCGAGCAGCCTTCTTTCGAGCAGCCATCGCTACTTGCCTCCACGGGTTCGCCTCATACGAGATCGCATTCTTCCCTGGGGCGACTTGGACATCATCTTCTTGTTGTAAGCGCTGGATCCGGGGGACTTCTTCTTGTCATCCGCCCTCTCCGTGGTATACTTCTTTCCGTTCCAGGTGAATGTACCACCGGCACCCTGAGCCTTGCGTGCGGCTGCGAATGCCTGCTTGAAGGATGTCTTCTTTGCCGCAGCCTTCTTTGCGGGGGCCTTCTTTGCCGGAGTCCTTTTCGCAGCCCGCTTCTTGGCAGAAGAATACTTCGTAGCCGCCCCAACGCCCATCAACCCACCACCACTGGGTTTCCCTTTGGCGAGAGTTGCAGCATCGGAAGCCTCCTGCTTTGCCGAAGCCCTTGCCGCAGCTCCAGACCGACTCTTCAGCTCACGGCTCCGAGTGGACGCCCTTCCGGATCTAGGCGACTTCCGCTTCGCTGCCTTCTTCTTGGGCTTATTCCTGTTCATGTTCCAGAGAGCCATTGCTATTCCCTTTCAAGCTTACTTGTGATGTCTAGGAATTCCCGCTCAGCCATCGCCAAGCCATCAAGAACTCCAACCTTATGTTTGTACTCATCATAAGATGAGGCCGACCCAGAAGAGATATCATCCTTTATGTTATCCCTTATCTTTCTCAAAGCTTCTAGGTGGGCCTGCTTTAGGGTTGCGGCCATCTAGTTCTTTGATCCCAGCTTTGCACCCTCTATCACTTCGCGTGAAATCCTGTCCTTATCATCCTTGCTTACCTTCTCAGCCTCAACATCTGCCTTGGCAGCAGTCTCGAAGCCAGTAAGGAATTCCTTTGACTTGATGCGCAACCGCTCAGTCTCATCCTTAATCTGAGCTTTCCGGAGGTCGGCAGCAATCCTCGATGCGTCAGTCTTCGTCTTCGCTTCGAGTTTCGCCTCTTCGATCTCAAGCTCTTTCCTCTGATTCTGAAGAACCGGATCTTCCATCTTCTCCATCTGCTCCTTGAGTTGAGCCTCTGCCTGATCCCTACCAAGGAGGCGGCTCGCTGCTTCAGTGACAAGCTGAGACAACCTGACCTCAATATCGGGCGGCAACTGCTTGCCAGGAGCAGGAAGCTCGGTGCCCAACTCGATCTCGATCTCCTTACGATACTTGAATGCGAGATGCTCAATCACATGAGCTGACAACGCAGCCTCGATGGCCTTGGCTTTTGGCGATCTCTGGATAATCCCCAGGAGCTTAGGATCTTCAGCCGCATCCATATGAACTTGAATATGTGCATCCTGATCCTGCCACAGTGCAGCCTTCACAGGGTCACCCTTCAAGATATTCATGTTCTCGGACACGGGATCAAGTGCCTCAACATCGTCTTCAGTGGGAACGATGTTCTCTGCATCGGGGATACCCAGAACCTCAAGCATCTGCCTATGGAGTTCCGATAGGTCGTATAGCTGCGGAGCAGTTCCGGCCAACTGTAGAGCTGCCTGATACTGCATGATCCTCTGAGCCATCGTTGAAGAGTTCGGATCACTGACGGGAACGATGTCGAGCCTACTGTCAAAGTCTTTAACCTTGAGTGGGTCCTGACCGTCAACCTCCCACTCGTAATCCTCAGGCATATAGTCACGAACAATATCGGAGAGGATCTTGAATTCCTGCTTCATCGAGTAGTGGATCCTCGACTGAATAGCGTTCATTACTTTCATTGACCTCTCGATGATGGCGAGGGTCGTGCCCACCGGAGCCTGCTGATTCATGTCCGACACCTTCATGTCGGTGATCGAAGCAAACTTCCTACCCTCCTCAACGATAGTCTGAAGCAA